GGACTGACCGCGGTGTTTGGTAGGTCCGCCGCGATCAACGCCGAGGATGAAATCACGTGCGAAGCATTCTCGTGCAGGACCTGCGCGCCAGTCGTGTTGACCGCCCCGCCCGCAGCGGAGAGGTCTACCCCCGTGCCACCGCCCGCAAGGGGAATCGTGGGAAGGTCCCCTGTGGCAATTGCCCGAAAAGCCGGAGCGGTGGTAGTGGCAAAGAGAGCTTGCGTAGTCGTGGTAGATGCGGAGGTGGATGTGGGCGCGTTTCCTGCCCCACCGCCCAGCACCACGCCATACTGCGTGAGCGCTCCAGAGCTGGCCCAGGTTGTGCCGCTGTTAAAATACGGGACGCCGCCGCTAGTGCCTGCCACAGTAAAAGCCGGCGTGCTGGTCCCATTGGCCACGGAGATAAGACCCCCGGTAAAACTAACGCTCGTGACTGTGCCACCGCCTCCCGGCGTGGCGCACGTGCCATCGCTCTTGAGATAGCCAGAGCAAGAACCGCTCCCGAACAGGCCAATGATAGTGGATGAAGTTGCCGCTGAACCCCAGGACGTACCAGAGGCCCATGTAACGATGCCGGCGTTGGAGGGCCAGGTCATGCTGCCGCCGCCTGCATATTGCGGAATGTTCAACGTGGTTCCGTTCCACGTGGCTGCTCCTGAAGACCCTATGGTGGTCAGCGTGATGGCGGCCGGGAACGTGCTTGGGTATCCGGTGAGACCGGAGATGGCGGAGTAGTTTGTGAGCGCGGCCTGAAAATATGAGGGCGCATTACCCTGCCATATCCCGGCCCAGTTACCGGAGTTCGTCGGCGGAAAGGTGGATGGATAACCTGTTAAGCCTGAGATCGTCGAGTAGTTGGTAAGCGCGAGTTGGAAATACGACGGCGCGTGACTCTGCCAGGTGCCTGCCCAGTCTCCGCTATTGGTCGGAGGGAATGTGCTTGGATACCCCGTCAACCCGGCGATGGTCGAATAGTTGGTCAGGACACCCGTAACGTCACCGAGCGTGAGCGCTACCGCTCCGGTCCGGGTATTGAACGATGCGACGCCCGAGACGCCTGATTGCCCAACGTTCGCCCAGTCGGCGGCGAGAGCGCAGGTAAGCGCGTTGCCGCATACCCATACCGCCTTGTTACTGTCCATGCAGAGGGAACGGTAGGCGCCTAACGTGTTACCAGGCGTACCGACGCAGGCGAGAACGGAACCGCCGCCGCCTGGTGGCGGCGTAATCTGCGCGTCTAGTACGAACGCAGCGGCGAACAGCAGTAGCGATAGTTTCAAAGCGATCTTCATAATGCTCATACCTCGGGCGGGGATACCTCCCGCGAACTGGCCCACTTCATATCACGGGCTTTGCCTTTCAGAAAGTTGATCTGGAGCGATCCGGTGTAGGTGAGGCGGTCAATCACCGTCAAGACCTCGGCCATGGACGAAGCCGGGAAGCGGACCTCTACCTGGGTTTTGGCCGAAGGGACGGCGTTCGGCAGGGAGGAAAGGGACGAGCCGTTGAAAAGGCTATGGCTAGGAACGGGACTTTGCCCTTCGGCCACGCGAACCGCCTTCCTTACGCTTTTCCGAAAGCATGATCGCCACCGCCTGCTTCCTGGAGCGTACCTTCGGACCGCGTTTCGATCCGCTGTGCAGACGACCCGCCTTCCATTCATGCATCGTTTGACTGGAAGGCATAGTTACCTCCGAAACAACGGAACACCACCGCTATACCCCGGTCCGGCAAGGCCAAACAGGAAGTAGATCAGCCATATGCAAACCACTACGATCACGACCACGCGAATCACGCGGGCGATAACCGGGTCCATCGGGATCTGCGATACGGCCCACAGGATCAGGCCGACGATCACCAGAACCACGATAATCTGAATCAGAAACATCGGGAACATTGAAAACCTCTCTTTCTCTTTCTACTTCGCTGAAGTACGTACTACCGAATCCGTCCCGCCGCGCTTCGTCTCCATCACCGGGGCGGACTGGAATGTCTCGGGACGGCCGCGGCCGCCTCCCTTACCGCCCCCCTTACCGCCGCCGCCGCGTTGGCCGCCGCCCATTGCAGACGCCACCCGCGCCTGGATTTCGAGTTGCGCGATCCATTTTTCGATCTCGTTGCGCGCCTCACGCATCTCACCCGTTTCAGGATCTTTGACCATGCACGGTCCGAAGTTCTTCACATCGAACAGTTCCGCCTGCGTCCACCAGGAAAGCGGGAAGCCGACCTTCATCAGTTGCAGCATGAAGAGTTTCCGCGTCGTGCTGTTCAACTCGTGAAGCGAATAAGGGGTGACCGAAAAACTGAAATTGTTCTTGTGCCAGCGGGCGCGCTCGAACGAGCGGGTTCCTAGATCCGGCATCCGGAAGCCGCCGTGCTGGTCGATCAACCAGGAGCCGTCCGGACCTTCGCGCATCTCGACCGGATTACCGCCGTTCGGATCTTTTGCGAGCGGAACGAGCGTTCCGGGTTCGTAGTCGAAGTCCTCTTCGGTTACGCCTTCCGGACCGAGCATCCGCATACGTCGTTTGGCGGTGGCGAACTGGAACCAGTCGGACTTCCACATTTCGCCCGCCATCCGGATACCTTCCTCCATGTTGCGGGATTGGTCCTTTACGAGCGGACCCATCGCTTCGAGAAGTCGTTCGGTATTATCGCCTGAAGGGATCTGGCGGGCGCGGGCGAGCGCGGAAACGTCAGCCACACCCATTTGCTCTTTCATCAACGCGGGGAGGATTTGCGCGGCGACCTGAATGATCTCCGGACCGACCTGGTATTGCTGATATGGGAATACCGGCGCGAACTGCGAACCGGGAGGGTTCAGGCTCATGTCGAGTCCGGTGCGGAGGCCGGGGATACGCGGGTTCATCGTCTGTAAGAGCGATACGGCGGTAGAACCACGGTCGAAGAAGGCGGGAGGGTTCAGCGACAGGTTCATCTTGTCGTTGATACCTCTCCAGAGTTCAATGATTACCTTTTCGAGCGATTGGCCGTAGCGCGTGACCGGGAACCCGAGGAAGTTCCATGCCCAGTCGTCGGCGCGGAATTGCACAGCCGGAACGCGGCCGTCCCAGCGGTAGGATGATTGGTGCTCCGGAGCGGGATTTACGATACAGGAGTCGGTCGCGATTATGAGACGCCTGTTCGGATATATCAGGCAGTCCTCACGCTTCGCGATCCGGGTTTCCTGCTTACCGCCCGAGAGCTGGCGGCCCGTCGCGATCTCCTGGCCTACGAACGGAACCTCGTAACTCCACGATGTACCCCACTGGCCATCGGGACCCATGATCTGAAGCGGGTGACCTGTTTCGTTCACCGAATCGTCGTCCACGTAGATGTAGTAGACATCGGTCGTATCCCACGTGGAAGCCTCTTCCGGTTGGCGAACACCCTGCGAGAAACGTTTCAGGACGGCGGAGGCAAACTTGACCGCCTGCGCGATCACCATGCCCTTGCCTTGCGTGGTGACGCGATTCGGTTTTACGGCGTCCCGCTGTAACGGGAACATCCGCCATACCTGATGGATCGGCATCTTCTTCCGCATCGCCACGGCGTAAGCGCCTTGCAGCGATAGGGAAGGAGGGAGGCCGAGCGGGATCACGTCGAGCGGACCGTAGGCGTCCCATACGAGGTCGCCGTCGCCACGGTTGTAGCAGTTCGGATCGTACCGCGGGCCGATGTAACCGGTGCCGCCGACAGACGCCCACTGCCACGCTTTACGGAGCATCCGGTCGGCGAACGTCATGTTCTGCCAGGCCATGAATCCTTTGTTCAGGATTTGGTTTTGCTCACGGTACTGTTCCGATTCGGCCTTGAAGGCGGGGATGATACGAAGGTTCGTCTGGGCGGCGACGATCTCGCGGGTATTACGGAGCGTCTGTTCGGTCTTGACGTTTGAGAGGGACTGGACATCGGTTACCAGGAAGTCGCCGTTTACAAGGTCCATCCCGTCCGAAATGTACTTGTAGGCCGGCTGCAAGCGGAGGTAAGAGCGTCCGTCCGCCAGCATGGATTGAGACCATGCGAAGAGTTCGTCAGGCGAACAGGCATCCCAGCGGGACTGTGAGCGGTTGTAAACAAAGGGGGGAGGACAGAGGTAGGCAGTGTCGATAGGGGAATAGCCGGGATGCCTGTTCATCACCCCCTACTATACGCCTATAAAGGTCCAAAGCGGAACGGTCTCATCCGGTATCGCACACCATTCCTTCACATTGGCGAGGTAGGCGTCGGTCGGGTTGCCGTCAGACGCAGGCGCCCAGATCGAGATCAGTTGCGTGAGCGAATCGCCTTTTGCAATGTGGAGGGCGACAACGTGAGCCGCGCCGGCGATCCCTTCCGCGCGGGTATCAGGGCGCCAGTAGCCGTTATGGATCACCGGGTTTACGAGCCATGGGGCGGCGCGGAGGTTACCGGGGTTCAACCAGGCGTCGTTCATTCCTTCCTGGCGGATGATCGCGTTCACGAGGCGTTCGATCAGGTCGTTCATTTCATCACTTTGCCCTTTGCGACTTCCAGCCGGTATCCTCTGCACAAAAGTCTTGTAAATTCCCTTGATTAAACTCTAACAAAGCACTGTGGAAATGCGCGTCAAGCGGTTTGCCGTACCGCCGTGCGGACTTGCGGTCGCTCCTCGCCTGCATCGCGCGGCGCAGGAACGCAACAAGCGGATGCGAACGGGACGGGCCGATCCGCGCGTTCACGTCCTCGCGTAACGCTTTGCGCCGCTGCTTCCAGTATTCCTCGTGCATGTAGCGGTGGTCGCGCATCCGGGAGGTAATATCCTCGTTCGCCTTCTTGATGAACCGGTTGTAGTCGGCCATCGAGTTCATTACAACCGGCTGCATTCCCGGTTCGCGCTCGTAATCGCGGCCGGGAACGTAATAGCGTTCGTGCGAGCGTTTGAAATCGTCGGAACGGGAGTCCCAGTCCGGATAGGTAAGAACGGTGATATCGGCGAACCCGCGGGCCGGACGCGCCCAAAGCTCACCGGGAAGGGAAACTCTTTGCAGCGCCGTGCCGGTACACGGTTCGAGTACCGGCGCGAGCTCCACACGCTCCTTCTCGATCAGGACCGTGCCGTCCGGCTGCGGGACCTCACGCTCTATCTCTTCGTACCGGGGAGCAGCCTGCTTGAACCCGATACACTCGATCGAGGCGGGTGCCGCACCGCGCGAGTGGTAGAAGCGCTCGTCGTCGCGGCCACAGTCGGGACAGCGGTAGTCGATCATTGGCATTGGGAATAGGTCCTCGTGTTGAAACCATTGTCGATCGGACAAGTCGCCTCTAGCTTGACAGGTTGGAGCGGAAGGTCGAACGTCAATATCGATAACCATATTGAACCATGCAGAAATACCTCAATACGCTCTTTCCATGTTAATTTCCAACGTGTGACAACCGTCCCGTCGTCATCTTTGAAACATGGAAGCGGAATGTATTCAGGCTGATTCTTCGCGTAAGTTGTGACGGGAAGCTCAAATCCAGGCACAACTGGTGTAATCGGTTGCATCTTTTAAATCCTTCGCTAAAACGGTCATCACCGAACGCCGCGTTCGGTATGTCATGACCGGGGATTTGAACATCGTTCGTTCAGTACCTCCGCGCGGAACGCCGTCCGCTTCGTGTTTGTCCGTCCGCGATCTTCGTGAACGGGTATACGCTTCTTATCTTA